ACCATTGAGATAGCTAACAAGTTTAGGACAGAGAAGGCACTGTACATGGTGTATCAGCTAGACTTTCGTGGACGCATCTATGCTGTACCTAACTACCTCAACCCACAGGGGCCAGACTTTGCCAAGGGGCTACTTACATTCTCCGAAGGTAAACCCATAGATGAAACAGGTGCGTGTCACCTAGCTATTCATGGTGCAAATTGTTTCGGGTTCGACAAGGTATCTCTGCAAGCTAGGGTGGACTGGGTGTTAAAGAATGAGGAGCGCATCTTGTTGGCTGCTGAAGACCCTTTAGCTGACTTGTGGTGGGCGAAGGAAGCCTCAAGCCCCTTTCAGTTCCTAGCCTTCTGTGATGAGTGGGCAGGGTGGCTAGAGGAGGGTGAAGGCTATGTGTCACACCTACCAGTAGCCGCTGACGGAAGCTGTAACGGACTCCAACATTTTGCAGCCATGCTCAGGTCAACTACGACAGGCAAAGAGGTGAATCTTGTACCTATGGATGAGCCTCAAGATATCTACCAGAGAGTAGCTGACGCTGTGAAAGCTAAACTTAAAATGATGGATGACCCTTTGGCTAAACTTTGGTTAGAGTTTGGGGTAGAGCGAGGGTGTACCAAACGTCCCTGCATGGTGCTGCCTTACGGTGGACGACAGTATTCTTTCTCTGACTTTGTGATGGACTATATCGTGGAGCAGAAAGAGAAGGGTCACATGCACCCGTTTGGAGAGAACGCTTTTAAAGCAGCTACTTTTTTAGCCAAGCACATCTGGGATTCTATAGGTGAGGTAGTTCATGCCGCTACAGATGCAATGGCGTGGCTACAGAAAGCATCAAGGGTAGCATCATCAGAGGGTCTGTCTATTCGATGGGACACCCCAGTAAACTTCCCAGTCCTGCAAGCCTACAAGGAAACTAAACCCTACCGCATCGAGACTAAGCTACTAGGCTCTACGTTCAGACCAATGCTGTATAAAGAAACAGGTAAGATAGATAAGAACAGACAGGCTAATGGCATCTCACCTAACTTTGTACATAGTATTGATGCAGCCCACATGATGATGACCATAGACGTAGCACTAGAGTTTGGTATCAAGAGCTTTGCGATGGTACATGATTCCTATGGAACCCATGCTTCTGATGCAGAGAACCTATGGTGGTGCTTGCGTAAAGCATTTGTAAAAATGTACACCCAACAGGATGTGTTAGAGGAGTTCAGAAAGAGTTTGTTAGAGGTATTGCCACCTGACAAGCATGAAGAAATACCGCCAGTGCCAGAGAAGGGTAACCTTGATATTAAGTTAGTAGAGCATTCGGAGTTTTTCTTTGCATGATACTATCCACTGAGTCAATTAATACCCACCATATTAGACCAGCGGGTCAACCAAAGGTCTAATTCTAAAGGAGAAACTAATGGACGAAGTATTACAATGGTATGAAAACAGGGGTCTATTAGTCCCTTTAGATATACAGGTTAAAGCCGTAGAGACTTGCGGCTTTATCATTGAAACCAACTATCCACAAGAGGATTATTTTCATGTCGAAAGACTATATAGGGGTCGTTACCCCATCGGGTTTAGCGATATACCCACACCTGACACAGCCTGACACCAAGTTTAATGCAATGGGTGAGTACAAGGTGAGCCTATCTCTTACTGAGGAAGAGGCTGCACCTATCGTTGCTAAGGTGAATCAAGCAATGGAGCAAGCAAAGGAACAGATACCACCAGGTAAAAGACCCAAGGTATCAGAGCCTCCCTACTACGATGAGTTAGATGACCAAGGCCAAGAGACGGGTAGAGTTATCTTTAAGTTTAAGATGAAGGCTAAGGTCAACACCAAGGACGGACGGACAATCGAGATGAGTCCTAAGTTGTTTGATGCCCAAGGCACTTTGATGAATGACGTTGATTCTATTTGGGGCGGGTCAACACTCCGTATCTCAGCAGACCTCATTCCTTATTATGTCGCAGCGGTAGGAGCAGGTGTCTCCATGCGTCTGAAAGCTGTTCAGATTATTGAACTGAAAACAGGCGGTGGTGGTGCTGATGCAACCAACTATGGCTTTTCTGCAACCGAAGGATTCACCGCAGTACAGGAGGAGACAGCCAAAGACCAAGGCTTTGAATCAGACGATGAAGACTTTTAGAAGAAAAAATTTATCGCCCTTCAGAAGTGGTCTTGAGGAAAAGGTTGCGGGTGAACTGACAGACTTGGGGGTTGAGTTCTTTTATGAACCTCCAGGTTGGGTCATTTACCAGAAGCCTAACTCTAGGTACAAGCCTGACTTTGTTCTGCCCAATGGAATCATCGTTGAAACCAAAGGGCAGTTTCTAAGTAGCGACAGGTCTAAGCACAAGCTCATCAAGGAGCAGAACCCAGAGTTAGACATACGGTTTGTATTCAGCAACTCAAGAACAAGAATCGGTAGCAAATCTAAAACAACTTATGGGATGTGGTGTCAGCGTCTTGGCTTCCAGTACGCAGATAAAAGCATCCCGTTAGATTGGATTAAAGAAAAGCTACCAAAGAAAACCAAACTCACTACGGAGGATTTATGCAAGGGCGTAAAAGGACGGAAGAGATAATCATCCACTGCGCTGCCACTCGCCCATCTCAAGATGTTGATGCAAGAGAGATAGACCGTTGGCATAGACAGAAAGGCTGGCTCAAGATTGGCTACCATTTTGTCATAAAGCGTGACGGTTCTATCGAAATCGGAAGAGACTCTAATGATGTAGGCGCACACGCCAGAGGACACAACAGCTACTCAGTTGGTATCTGTCTGATAGGTGGACTGAATGAGGGTGGCGAAGTTGAAGCTGACTTCACACCAGCACAGTGGGAGATGCTACGGATATTAGTAGACGGACTACAAGCTAAGTATCCAGAGGCTAAAGTTATTGGTCACAACGACATCTCTGATAAAGCGTGTCCATCATTTGATGTTGGAGAATGGAATGCAAGAGGAAACTAATGATTCCACTTTCATAGCACATGAACCATGTCCAGAGTGCGGGTCAAAAGATAATCTGGCCCGTTACTCTGACGGTCATGCTCATTGTTTTGGATGTGGATACTACGAAAAGGCAGACGCAATGATAGAACAAGACTTCCCATTTGATGAGAAGCAGGAAGACGACTCCATATATATCAACAAGTTTAAAGGAGAAGTTAAAGCACTTCCTAAGCGAGGTATCACTGAAGATACTTGCAGAAAGTTTGACTACCGTGTTTCACAACACAACGGGAAGACCTGTCAGGTAGCGAACTATTATAAAGATGGTAAAGCCGTAGCACAGAAACTTAGGTTTGCCGATAAGTCATTCCAATGGATTGGCTCATCGAGAGACTGTGGCCTGTATGGTGAGTGGCTGTGGCGTGACGGTGGTAAGATGGTATGTGTTACCGAAGGTGAGCTAGATGCCCAGTCACTGTCGCAGGTGCAGGGTAACAAGTGGCCTGTAGTCTCTGTTAAGAATGGCGCACAGGGAGCTAAGAAGGACGTACAGAAATCCCTTGAGTGGCTCCAGAATTTTGAGACTGTTGTGTTTATGTTTGATATGGACGAAGCGGGTCAGCAAGCAGCCAAGGCGTGTGCTTCTGTACTCTCACCTGGCAAGGCTAAGATTGCCTCGCTCCCACTTAAGGACGCTAACGAGATGCTCGTTCAGGGTAAGTCAAAAGAACTTATCAGTGCTATATGGGAAGCAAAGGTCTACAGACCAGACGGTATCGTTGCAGGGGATGACCTATGGACATCTGTCTCTACTCAAGAGGTGGTGCATAATGTTGACTACCCCTACCAAGGACTCAATGAAAAGACTAGAGGACTTAGGAAGTCAGAGCTTACAACCATCACAGCAGGGTCAGGCATTGGTAAGTCTAACCTAGCCAGAGAGATAGGCTATCACCTAATCAACACAGGTGAGTCTGTGGGATTTATCATGCTGGAAGAGACGGTAAAGCGAACGGCTCTGGGACTGATGGGTCTGCACCTTAACAAGCCTTTGCATTTGGGATTAACAACAACCGAAAGCGAAGAACTTAGGGGTGCTTATGATAGTGTTATTGGTAATGGCAGAACTTATTTTTATGATTCTTTTGGCTCTACTCAGATTGACAATCTTCTTAATCGAGTTCGTTTTTTGGCTCAGGGATGTGAATGCTCTTGGATTGTTCTTGACCACCTTTCTATTGTCGTGTCTGGGTTGGGTGATGGGGATGAACGGAGGCTGATAGATAACGCCATGACTGCTCTGCGTACCCTCGTCCAAGAGACAGGCGTAGGGTTGATACTGGTGTCCCATCTCAAGCGTCCCAGTGGTGACAGAGGACATGAGGAAGGTGCAGTAACTAGCCTATCTCAGTTGCGTGGTAGCCATGCCATAGCCCAGCTATCTGACATGGTGATATCCCTAGAGCGTGACCAACAAGGTGAGCAATCCAACACAACAACAGTGAGGGTACTTAAGAATCGTTTCAGTGGTGAGACAGGCATAGCTTGTCACGTTCAATACAATCC